TCTCAATATCGCTTTGGCTGGTACAGGTGTCGGAAAAAGTCTCTTTATGTGCCATGTTGCTGCTGCCTGCTTACTGCAAGGCAGGAACGTTCTCTACATCACTCTTGAAATGGCGGAGGAACGAATTGCTGAACGAATTGATGCAAACCTATTGAACGTTCCAATTCAAGACATTACTGAACTTCCAAAACAGATGTTTGAGAATAAGGTCACAAGTCTTGCAAAGAAAACTCAAGGAACTCTGATCATTAAAGAGTACCCAACTGCTTCTGCACACGCTGGACACTTTAAGTCTCTTCTTAACGAACTTGCACTTAAGAAGTCATTTAGACCAGATATTATTTTTATTGACTATCTTAATATTTGTTCTTCTTCACGTTATCGTGGAAATGCTAACATCAATTCTTACACTTTTGTAAAAGCAATTGCAGAAGAACTCCGTGGTCTTGCTGTAGAGTTTAATGTTCCTATTGTAAGTGCAACTCAGACAACTCGTTCTGGTTATGGTTCTTCTGATGTAGAACTAACTGATACTTCTGAAAGTTTTGGTCTTCCTGCCACTGCTGACCTTATGTTTGCTCTTATTAGCACTGAAGAGTTGGAGGGACTTGGACAGATTCTAGTGAAGCAACTTAAAAATCGTTACAATGATCCAACTATTCATAAGCGTTTTGTGATTGGTATTGATAGGGCAAAAATGCGTCTTTATGATTGTGAACAATCTGCTCAACAAGATATCCTTGACAATGGAAAGGATGAAGAGTATGATTATGAAGAAAAGAAACCTAAAAAATCATTTGAGGGATTTAAGTTTTGATTAATATTGAAAAAGAAACTCTTGAAGATGGAACTCTGAAATTTACTATGACTGAAAACACTAAAAAAGTTATTGATAGCGATAAGTATATTGAATTTGTGCGTCAAACTACAAGTCCTGCCAGCAGTGACTTTGCACAACTTCTTGCACGAATGACTGAACTTGAGGCAAATGATGATGCTGATGTTCCCCGTCTTTTGACTGCTGCTCTTGGCATTAGTGCAGAAGCAGGTGAGTTTACTGAGGTTATAAAGAAAATCATTCTCCAAGGCAAACCTTATACTGAAGAGAATGTCTTTCATATGAAGCGTGAACTTGGGGATATTTGCTGGTATCTTGCTCAAGCATGTATGGCACTTGACACCAACTTCCGTGAGATTATGGAAATGAACTATGAAAAACTGAGTGCTCGCTATCCGGAGGGGGCGTTTGACGTATACAGAAGTGAAAATCGTGTGGAGGGAGACCTGTGACTAAAGAAAAACAAGTAACAATTAAAATGGATGCTCGTGCTGCAGCAGCAGTTCGTCAGGTTCTATTTGATTCGCAAAAGGGATACACTTATGATGAAGTAAGTGTTCCTCCTCGTGTTTCTGATATTCGTGGAGTTATTCAGCAACTTGATGACAATATTGGTGCTGTCCTTGGTGTTTGATTCATTCCCCCTATTTGGGGGTTTTTTTATAAATACCTAAAAACGATAATGTATTTTTCAGAGTGGAGAAAACTGCAAGAAGAAATGAATAAAAAACAATTTGAAGATGTTGTAAAAAAATTTCTTCCATTTGCAAAAGAGTTTCTTAAACTTAAAAATCTTCCAGAGATTGAGTTTGTTGAGAAACCATCCTTCTCAAAAAATATTGCTGCATTTGGAGAAATTGTTGATAACCGTATTATTATCAATATTAGAAATAGACATCCAATGGACATTGTGAGAACTATTGCACATGAACTAGTTCATTATAAGCAACATAATGGTGGAAGATATGGTTCTGTGTCGGCAGGAAGTCCAACAGAAAATGAAGCAAATAAACTTTCAGGGACTTTAGTTAGAAAGTTTGGAGAAACTTATTCAAACTATTTTAAACTTTCTGCAGTAACTGAAGCAAAGAAAAAGAGAAAGAAAACTTTAGATATAGATTCTGATCATTATCCGATGGAATTAGTCTGAATAATAAATAAATATACAGAATTAATAAAAAATTTCAAATGGATTCTAAAGAACTTAAAGGTTTGTGTGAAGCATATACTGCTGTATATGATGAAGATCTTAGAGATGAATTGGAAGAAATGTCAGATGAATTCGCTGGCATTGAGAATTTAACTGATGAAGAAATTGATGCAATCGTAGAAGAAACGATTGATGAGATGCTTGATGAGGGATATGAGTTTGATGAAGTAGAAGAGATTTTTGAAGAAGTTCTTTCTGAAGCAAGAGTTGACATGGGTGCTCGTGCTGCAGCAAGAAAGCAGTATGCACAGTCTTCGGAAAAGGCAGCAAGTCAAGCAAGAAAGGCGGGTGCATCTGTAGTTAGAAAAGAAAAAAGAGCAGAAAAAATTGCTAAAGTAAAGGGTGCTGTTAAGACTGCGCTTGGAAAAGCAAAGGCAGCAGTTAAATCTGGAGTTGCGAAAGCAAAAGAAGCGGGAAAAGAAGCAAAGTTTCGTGCAGTTGATAGACCAGCTGCCGCATATGCAACTAAGAGAAATCTTCATCCTGCTGCAGGTATGGCAGCAAGATCAAAAGATCCTGAAAAGAGAAGAGGACTGAGAGCAAAAGTTGCTGCTGATATTAAGGGCAGAATCAAAAAGAAAATTGCTCAAGCACAAGTAGGTGCTTATGGCGCTGCTAGAAAAGCAGGACAAGCAGCATCCGATGTTGCGGGAAGAGCAAAGCAAAGTGCTAAGTATACTGCAGCAAAAACTAAGAGAGGTGTTAAAAAAGCAGTGGGTGCAGCAGCATCTGGAGTTGCTTCTGGAGCATCTAGAGTTGCCGCAAGAATGGCAACCGAAGAAATGGATGTTTATGATATTGTACTTGAGCACTTGATTGAAAATGGATATGCTGAAACTCAAGAAGCGGCAGAAAAGATCATGATTAATATGAGTGAAGAGTGGAAAAACGAAATTCTCTCCGCACAATAATAAATAACTGAGGAAGGTTGCTCCAACCCCTTGACTTTTTTAGTTAAGGGGTTTTATAATATATGTGCTCGGGGAATTGGCTCAGTTGGTAGAGCGCCTGCTTTGCAAGCAGGATGTCAGGAGTTCGAGTCTCCTATTCTCCATAAATATAAGGAAAAGTAAAAAATAAATAAAAGTATAATAAAAAACAATATGAAGAATTTCTTCCAATTTTTATCTGAGGCAGGGCAGTCGCAAGCATCTATGCAAGCGTCAAAGCTTGGACTAAAAAGTGATGGTCACGGTGGTTGGTTGGATACTCGTGGAGAATTTGTTGCGAAGACAGAGCAAGGAAAATTAAAATTTTTCAACCAGAGACAGAAAGTTGGTGCTAAAGATCCAAATCAAGTTAGAACACCAGCATCTCAACAGGTTGCAGCAACTCAAACAAAACCTCAAACGCAACCAGCACCAAAACCCACTCCAACTGCAGGTAAAAAACAAGAGACAGAAAAACAAGAAGAGCGTGGTGATACTTTAACTATTGTTTTTGGTAGATTTAATCCTCCCACAATTGGACACGAAAAACTTTTAAAAACTGCTGATAAAGTTTCTGTTGGTGGAGACTTAAAAATATATCCATCAAGATCTCAAGATCCTAAGAAGAATCCATTAGAAGCAGATACTAAGATTTCTTATATGAGAAAAATGTTCCCAGATTTTGGTGAACGTATCATTAACGATCCATACATGAAAACAATCTTTGATGTTCTTGTCTCTGCAAACCAAGAGGGATATCAAAATGTAAATATTGTTGTTGGATCGGATAGACAAGCAGAATTTGAAAATCTGGCGCAAAAGTATAATGGTGATTTATATACTTTTGATTTAATTCGCGTAGTATCTGCTGGTGTAAGAGATGCTGATGCAGAAGGTATTGAAGGAATGTCTGCATCTAAGATGAGAAAAGCAGTGATGGACGATGACTTTGATTCATTTAGAAGAGGAACACCAAAGACTTTAGATGATGGAGACACTCAAGCACTGTTTGATGCAATTCGTCAGGGGATGAAAGTCAAAAAGTCTAAAGTTAAAAAGGAAAATTATAATCTTTGGCAAATAGCTCCAAAGTATGACATGAAAAATCTTCGTGAAAATTATGTTAAAGGCAAAATCTTTAGACTCGGTGATCAAGTTCAGAACTTAAATACTGGACTAATTGGTGAAGTGATGCGCAGAGGAACTAATCATTTAATTTGTGTAACTGAAGAGGGATATATGTTCAAGTCTTGGATTAAAGATTTGATGGAATATACTGAGGTTAAAATGGATAGTTCAATGAGAGATAAAGGGCATCCCAATACTCTTGTTGGAACAAAGGGGTATTTTAAGTATGCTTCAAAGATGACTCCCGGAGCAGTAGGGACAAATAAGCAATATCTTCAAGTAGGGGGAAAGGCATATGGTATCAATTTTATAAATAAGTATAAGGCAAAGAAAGTAAGTACTTATTAAAATGTCAACTAATCCCCTGAACGATATTTCCAGAATTTATCTGGAACAAGTTGCTGAATCTGCAGTTCCTGGAAAACCAGCAGAAAGACTTGGTGCTGTAACTGCTATTCCTAAGTCTGAGCAAGATGCTGCGAGAGAAAGAACTCTTGCCAAAGCAAAAGCAATGAGGGATAAAAAGCAGATTGGTGAAGCAAAGAAACCAAATGATGGAAATCTTGCAAACAATTATCCTCCATATGATAAAGTGACTAGAGGGGATGTGATTGCTGGGAGACTTGGTAAAGATCAAATGGGTGGCAAGAAAAAGGTCGCAAAAGAAGAATTCTCAAATTGGAGAAGAGATCTAAATGAAGTAATGTCTGCCGTTGAGAAAAAAGAAAATGATGTAAAAATAACTGAAAAAAAGGTAGACAATAAAATTAAAACTAGTGCAATGGGTGGAGGAATTACTCTTCCCGAGGCAGTAGAAGAACTTGGTGGAACACTAGTTGAGATGTTAGAACTTGATGAAGAGTTTATTTACGAAACCATAGACATTGCGACAGAATATTTCTATGAGCAAGGTTTGAATGAATATGGAGTAGATATTCTTATTGAGGAACTGGGTGTTTCTGAATTTGTTGAGTTTGTTTTTGAAATTTCAAATGATTATGTTTTATCTGAAGCAAGAACTTTAGTTGGTAAAAAGAAAAGTCCTGCAACAGGTAAAGAGAGAGGTGTTTCTTTAAAAGCAGCACCAGGAAAGTCTACAAAATCTGCGGTGGAGAAGCATGGGACAACTAGATCTTTATCTTCACGATCTTCTTCAGGTACAATTAAAAAGAAATCAGTTACTGTTAAGAAAGCAGTAGAAAAACAACCTGAAACTAAATCAACTTCAACAAAAACCAAAACAGGAATCGCTGGTAGAATTGGTGCTGCTTTAGGACATGCTGTTGCTAGAGCAAAGTCTGATACTGCCCTTCTCAAAAAATCAGTTGATACTGCAAGGGGCGTTGCTGCACGTAGAGGTGCTGAAGCAAAAGCAGTTTATGATGCTGTAAGAGAAAGAGGTAAAGCGGCAGAGAAATCTCCTGCTGCAACTAGAGCAAGAAGAAAGGCAACGGTTGCAGCAGGAAGGGCAGCGCAAGCAGCTGCTCCAGTTGTAAAGAAAGCAGTTAAAGCAGGTGCTGCAGCTGCTGGTGCCGGTGCTGGATCTTTAAAAGCGGGTAAGTCTCCTGCAGCAGCAGCAGGTAGAGCAGCGGGAACTTTTGTACGTAAGATGACAAAAGAAGAATTGGAATTGCAAGAAAAGGCAGAAAGTGAGCAACAACAAAAGTTATTTGGACTTGCTCTATCTGTAAAAAGAGGTCAAACTCCAAGATCAGAGGCAAGTACTGAAGTTCTTAAAATTGTTGATTCTATGAGTGAAAAGAAAATTCGTGATTTTGCTAAAACAAAGCACGAAGGAATTCCCAAAAAAGTTGATGAAGCGGTAGCAGATATTACTCCTATGAGTTCGCAAGAACTCCAAGCTACAAGACAACGTGCAAGTTTGGATAAAAGAATTGCTTCGTTAAGAAGTCAAAGTCTTCAAAAAATGCAAAAACCACAAAGTGCTTCTGCAGAAATTCAAAAAGCACACTACGAACCAGAAGGTTATATGATTGATGAAGAAGATTATGATAGAATGAAGGACAGACAACTTGAGCGTGGTGGAATGGGTGCTCGTTCATCATCTTCTCCAGCAAAACAGACTGTAACAAAAACTCCTGCAGAAATAGAAGCACAAAAGAAAAAATATAAAGAAACAACTCAAAAGGCTCTTGATCTTGTAAGACAATCAATTATTGCCAAGCACGGTAAAGGTTCTTTGATGTAATTCCTAAATAGAGCTGGATACTCTATTAGGAGGTCATCATGGGCGCAGTAGTAGCAGTGGTAAAACCACTTCTTATTCAAATTGCGACACACCCAGCAGTTAAAAATCTTGTTGTTGAACTTTTAACTAAGTATGTAAAATCTACTGACAATAGTATTGATGATGTAGTTCTTGAGTTGGTTAAAGAGAAACTCTTTACACCACAAGCATGATTACTTGCTTTGTAACTAACTGGGGAGTAACCATTGTTCTTGGTCTATTACTAACTACTTCCGAGTGGTTAGCAAAAACAAAAAGATTTGAAGAAAATGGATTACTTGATTTAACAACTAACTTTTTAAGAGTTGTTTTACATAAAGGAGACAAAAAGTAACGTCTCCTTTTTTTATAAATATTTCTACGAATAAAATTAGTAAAGGTAAAAAGAATGGCACTCTGGGGCATTTCCACAACTACTGAAACTGCAGATAATAATTACGCTATTCCAAAGTATCAGCATAGCGTTGATCGCAATAGAAGCCCTTGGAATACATTTGCAGATGTACGTGGTTGGATTCAAAGATGGTATGGTACAACTGAAAATTCAGGACTTTCTACTTCATATTATGATGAAGTTTTAGTTCCTGTTGTCGGTTTAAACACCGGTGCAGCTCCAGGTGCGGCAGGACATGGTGCAAATGAAACTGGATTAGGACAAGCAACTCCAGTTGCTGTTTTCTTTGAAGATCCAAATCTTGCGTCTCCTATTTCTATTGGTGCTGGTGGAACAACTGGAATTGGAACTGCTGATACTGCTTATGTTCATGTTGTTTGGAACGAAACCGTTTACTGTTCAGCAGGTGCAACAGTTAGTGTTTTACGTTCAACAGGAGCACCTTTAGTAGCATACGCAGCTTCTGTTGGTGCTGCAAACTATGGAGCAGAGTTATCTGTTCACACAAATGATGGTGGATCTACAGTAGTACGTAATTTTAACGGTCAAATTTCAAACAGAGTTGCTTTTGCCTTTACTGCTCCAGGAACTGGAATTGGTACAGTCCTAAGCATCAAAATGGAGTCTGGTGTTGTAGGAACAATCACTGATTTCTCTGGTAGCGGAGTTTCTGCAATTAAAACATTCACATCTGATATTCTATGTAATGTTGGTGGTGCTGGAACATTTATGTCTGGTGTTGGTATTGGTACTACGACCTTAACTATTGTTGCATGATTGTAGATGATATTTAATGAATTGAATTCTGATAATTTTCTTTTGTTTGCAATTAAACATTATGAAAACCCTCAAGCAGTAACAAAGGAAGATTTTGAAAAAGATTTAAATCATTTCAAATACATTAAAAGACTTTTGAAACGATACAAGAATACAGGTGAGCTTAAAACTCACCTTCTTCTCAATCATTTTATTATTCTGTATAATATTTTTGGTGAAGCAACAACACCAATGTTGTTTTTTAAAATTGAAAAGGAATTGTGGGAGTCTATGAAAACGTTTGTTGTTTTCTTAGATAAACTTCCAGAATATCCAAAGTGTTATATTCATGAAGTAAAAATTGATGAGAATTGTTTATCGGAGCTCAGAAAGGTTTACAATGGATTCTAATAAACTTGATAAAATTATTTCAATCATAAAAGAACAAATGGTTGCAAATGCGGCAGGAGGTTCTGGTGGTTTTAGTGGGTCTGCCGAGGCAAAAGGTCCAGTTGCTGGATTTGACCCTGTTATGGGATTAAAAAGAAGAAAAGGTCCTCAAATTAAATTACCTCCCGGTTCACGTAAACGTTGGGATCCTAAAAAACAATCGCAATAGAGCAATGTTCGGACAAGACTCCAAAATTAAAGTTGCAGTTCTTGAAGAAAGAGTTAAAATTCATGAGGAAATGGTTGAGCGCGTAGATGCTGCCATTCAAACTTTAAGTGAGACTAACCAAAACATTTGTAAGATGCTCGCGGTTCATGATGAAAGGATCTTTAATTGTGCTAGAAGTGACGAAGATCTTAATGAAAAAATAGGGAAAATTGAAGGCAAAGTCGATGAACTTTCAAAGTTTAAGTGGATGGCAGCGGGAGTTGTGGCACTTGCGTTGTTATTTGTTCCAGTTGCGACAGATTTTGTAATTTCAGCAGTAAATTCAATCACTCAACAAGTAAAGAAATAAATAGTTGAGCGTTGGCACTTGGTTGCCATGAAAACTAAAAAGAAACTGTCCTCGTATTCGCTACAAAAAATAACAAATTCTGTTATAAAATGGACAGGAATTATGACATATTTTTGCCTTGACAAAGCAAGGTAGTCTGGTAGAATATGTACATCTTTAAGATTTGATTATGGACTATGTTGATGTTAAATACATCAATTTGATTTCTTCTAGATTTCAAAAGTTTAAAAAAGTAAAGAATAATCTTTATAATTTTCGGTGTCCAATTTGTGGAGATTCTCAAAAAAATAAAAGTAAGGCAAGGGGGTATCTTTATCAAGTAAAGAACAATACAAACTTCAAATGCCATAATTGTGGTCTTAACATATCTTTTAATAATTTTCTAAAACAAATTGATTCTACCGTTCATAAACAATATACTTTTGAAAAATTTAAAGAAGGACACACTGGAAGAAACTTTACTGTTGAAGAACCAATATTTCAATTTGAGTCTCCAAAATTTAAACCAAAACTAGATTTGCCAAAAGCATCATCTAATCAGGATGCAAAAAAATATTTGGAAGATAGAAAATTAAATCCGGATAAATTTTATTACACAGATACATTTAAATCGTGGACAAATTCTATAAAGAAAGTCTTCGATGATACCACTAAAGATGAACCTAGGATTATCATACCTTTGTTCTATCAAAATACCCTTGTTGGATTTCAAGGAAGAGCACTTGGTCCAAACAAGGTTAAATATATTACTGTAATGCTTAGTGATCATGCCCCAAAAATTTATGGTCTCGATGAAATACAAAAAGATAAAACTATCTACGTCACCGAAGGTCCATTTGATTCCACTTTCATTTCAAACTCAATTGCTCTTTGTGGAGCTGATGGCGATCTTAGTAAGTGGGGCATTGACGATCCTGTTTGGATATACGATAACGAACCACGTAATTCAGAAATCGTATCAAGAATTTCCCGTGTTATTGGAATGGGACAAAAAGTTGTCATCTGGCCTTCAACAATAAAAGAGAAGGATATTAATGATATGATTTTATCTGGACTTGATGTTCAGTCTGTGATAGAATTGAATACTTATTCTGGATTAGAAGCAAAACTTAAATTTACCACTTGGAAGAGAATATGAGTAACGGCACCAAAGTTAAAAAGCGCGATGGGAGAATTGAGTCTCTTGACTTAGACAAGATGCATTTGATGGTTGAAGAGGCATGTAAGGGTCTTGCAGGTGTCTCTGCGAGTCAAGTTGAGATGACATCAGGCATTCAGTTTTATGATGGAATAACTACCGCAGAGATTCAAGAAATCTTGATTCGTTCTGCTTCTGACTTAATTGATTTGGATCACCCAAATTATCAGTATGTTGCTGCTCGTTTGTTGTTGTTTGCTGTTCGTAAACAACTTTACGGGAAGATGAAAGAACTTCCTTCCCTAGATCAGCATATTTACAATTGTGTGAATATGGAAGTATATGATAATGATATTTTCAATAAGTATTCGAAGGAAGAGATTGAGAAAGTTGATAGTTTTATTGATCATGACCGTGACTATCTTTTCACTTATGCAGGTCTACGTCAGGTCGTTGATAAGTACCTCGTGCAAGATAGAAGCGGTGGTGGAGTATATGAAACTCCACAGTTTATGTACGTGATGATTGCTTTAACTATCTTTGCAGAATATCCTAAGGAAACACGTCTTTCATATGTAAAGAGGTATTATGACGCAATCTCCAAACACAAAATCAACATCCCAACACCAATCATGGCGGGAGTGCGAACTCCGCTTAGACAATTTGCTAGCTGTGTGCTTGTTGACGTTGATGACACCCTCGATAGTATCTTTAGTTCTGATATGGCTATTGGCCGATACGTTGCACAGAGGGCGGGCATCGGCATCAACGCTGGTCGAATCCGTGGGATCAACAGTAAGATCCGAGGTGGAGAAGTTCAACACACGGGTGTTGTACCATTTCTCAAGAAGTTTGAAGCAACTGTCAGATGTTGCACGCAAAATGGCATACGAGGTGGATCCGCGACAGTACACTTCCCAATCTGGCACCAAGAAATAGAAGATATTCTTGTTCTTAAAAACAATAAAGGTACAGAGGATAATCGTGTTCGCAAACTTGATTACAGCATTCAAATCAGCAAACTGTTCTATGAAAGGTTCATTCAAGACGGCGAAATTACGCTTTTCTCCCCCCATGATGTACCTGGACTTTATGATAGCTTTGGACTCCCTGAGTTTGACAGTCTCTACGTACAATACGAAAACAATACGTCCATTCCGAAAAAGACTCTTAAAGCACAAGAACTCATTCTCAATCTCCTTAAAGAAAGGGCTGAGACTGGTCGTATCTACATCATGAATATTGATCACTGCAACACACACTCTTCTTTTAAAGATAAAGTAAATATGAGTAATCTATGTCAAGAGATTACTTTGCCCACAGATCCTCTTCAGCATATTGACGATGAAATGGGAGAAATTGCACTTTGCATTCTTTCTGCTATCAATGTTGGTAAGGTGAAGTCTGATGAAGAGCTTGAGGAACTTTGTGACCTTTCTGTTCGTGGTTTGGATGAGTTGATTGATTATCAGAAATACCCCGTAGTGGCGGCAGAAATCGCCACTAAGGCACGTCGTTCTCTTGGTATAGGGTTTATTGGTCTTGCGCACTATTTGGCAAAACTTGGATATAATTATGACTCTCAAGAAGCATGGGATGCTGTTCACGGTCTTGCCGAATCATTCCAGTATTATCTCTTGAAAGCATCTAATCAACTTGCTAAAGAAAAAGGATATTGTGAATACTTTGGACGCACTAAGTATGCTGATGGAATTCTTCCAGTTGATACATACAAAAAAGACGTAGACGAAATTTCTTCTATTACACTTCAACATGATTGGGAAGAACTTAGAGCATCCATCCTGGCTCACGGTCTCAGGCACTCAACACTGTCCGCACAGATGCCATCGGAGAGCAGTTCCGTTGTGTCAAACGCAACAAATGGAATTGAACCTCCCCGTGGTTTCCTGTCCATTAAAAAATCCAAAAAGGGACCACTTAAACAAATTGTTCCGCAGTATCATACTCTCAAGAACAACTATACGCTTCTGTGGGACATGCCTAGTAATACTGGTTATATTAATATTGTTGCTGTGATGCAAAAGTTCTTTGATCAGGCAATCTCGGGTAACTGGTCGTATAATCCAGAAAATTATCAAGATAATGAAGTCCCAGTGTCCGTGATGGCACAAGACTTTTTGACTACATACAAATATGGGTGGAAAACTTCTTACTATCAAAATACTTACGATATTAAGACTGATGAGGTGGTAGAAGAAAAACCCAATCTTCAAGATTTGCTAAGTGAGTTAAGTTCAGTAGAGGAGGGAGAGTGTGAATCCTGTGCAGTTTAAAATTTCTTCAATTGAAGAATCAACTAATATTAAAGGAATGACTGTTTTTAATACGGAAAAGGTTGACACCAAAAAACAACCAATGTTTTTTGGTAAACCTCTTGGAGTTCAGAGATATGATTCATACAAATACCCAGTCTTTGATAAATTAACTACACAACAACTTGGATACTTCTGGAGACCTGAAGAGGTGTCTCTCCAGAAGGATCGTGGAGATTATCAAACTCTTCGCCCAGAACAAAAGCATATCTATACTTCTAATTTGAAGTATCAGATTATGCTTGATTCTATTCAAGGTCGTGGTCCTGGAATGGCATTTATTCCATATTGCTCACTTCCTGAATTGGAAGCGTGTATGGAAGTATGGGGATTTATGGAGATGATTCATAGTCGTTCCTATACCTATATCATCAAAAATGTTTATTCAGACCCCAGTGAGGTGTTTGATAAGATTGTTACTGATGAGCGTATTCTGGAACGCGCTAAGAGTGTTACGGAATCGTATGATGATTTTATTCAATCATCTCAACAGTATGGTGTATCTGATGCTTGGATGCATAATCTTGAAGGAGTTTCATACGCAAAGGAAACACTCAATGATGTTAAAAGAAAACTGTACAGAGCAATCGCAAACGTTAACATTCTTGAAGGTATTCGCTTCTACGTTAGTTTTGCTTGTAGTTTCGCCTTTGGTGAACTTAAGCTTATGGAAGGATCCGCTAAAATCATTAGTCTCATCGCAAGAGACGAGAACCAACATTTAGCGATCACTCAAAACATTCTAAACAAATGGCGTGATGGTGATGATCCAGAGATGAAGCAGATCATGAAAGAAGAAGAGGAGTGGACGTATGCTATGTTTGATCGTGCTGTAAACGAAGAAAAGAAATGGGCAGATTATCTGTTCAAAGATGGCAGCATGATTGGACTAAACGATAAACTTCTTCAGCAATACGTTGAATGGATTGCAAACAGAAGACTTAAGGCAATTGGGTTAAAACCCCAATACGATATTTCGGCAAACAATAATCCACTTCCTTGGACTCAGCACTGGATTTCTTCCAAAGGTCTTCAGGTTGCTCCACAGGAAACGGAAGTAGAATCTTATGTAGTTGGTGGAATCAAACAAGATGTGAAGAAAGACACGTTTAGTGGATTCAAACTTTGATAGATAGAGGAGGTTACACTCCTCTTTTTTTATGCCTAAAAATCAACTAGATAAAGATGAATTGAAAGTTCGTGTTTTAAAATTAAAAGATAAACTTTACAAAGAACATATTCGCCCAGAAATGGATATGAAAGGACTTGCCCATAAATATCTGAATGAAGTCCTTGATATAATTGATGAGTACAGATATTGACTATGAAACCAAAAATATAGTTCCTTCTTCTAGTTGTTTTTTATATTTTTGAAATCCTATTTTCTTTTCTTTAATGTAGGAAGTGACACTTTCCCAAGTATTTGTACCATCACTCACTTTTACATTTCTAGATGTTGTGAGTATTTTTTTATGCTCTTCAGTTAGTTTTTTTCCATACATAGGATTTCCTTCACCAGAATACATTTTACTAAATTTTTCACGAACTTCTGGTTTATACATCGGATTGTATGACTTGTCTTTCATCTTTTCACTTCTCATATCACAGAATTTATCATTTTTCATAACAACTTCATATATTCCTGCTCTTTCACTTACAAAAAATCTTCCTTCAATATTTGTGTTATAATAATCATCGGTCATTAGAACATCTCTCTTAAATTGTTCCATAGTTTCATAATAAGACATGGATTTTTTATGTGGGCACAAATATAATATTTCTCTTGAAAAATTGTTTCCACCAAGAAGTTTTACATCCTCATTTAGTTCATCGCAGGAACCAAAATAATTTTTCCAGTCACTTTCTTTGGTTTTTCTTCGTCCCGTTTTTTTATCTTTTCTTCTTGTCCAAAAAGATTTTTTTCCAATATATTTTCTATCATTTGTTAGATTTGTTATTAGATAAACAAATCCTTCCACTCCTTTTGGTGCTTCTGTAAATTCTTTATCGTTATATTTCCAAGTCATAGAAATACTTTCTACCATTAAAACTATTTATACTGAAAATGTTTTTAACATTACTAAAAATTATCAATTGCTTCTTGACTAAACGCGAAAGCACTCCTATAGTGGATGAACCTACTTCCGAAAGGACTATTATGAACGCAACGACTGAAGATATTGTGGCGCATGTGAGGGAGTGGTCTCTTGATCGTGCTGCAGACAAAGATATTTCAAAGGAGGATGCCAGTGCAATTCTTGCTGAGTTCTATGAGTGGATTGAACCAGAGAGTGATGAACTTGAAATCGTTTCTCTAGAACCAGAAGATTGACAAATTCTAAATAAAAACTTATAATGTTTATACCCACCTAAATGGTGGGTTTTTCGTTATTAGTCCTTGAGTGACATTTAGAGCCTAG